CATTTCCTGCTACAGTCGTACCAAGACCAGTTGGCACCGCGCCGTGCGAATAAGAACCTGTGTTATAAGACACAGTAACGCTACAACCATCGTCGCCTTGCATACCTGCAAATGCGTTAACCGTTATTCTAAAATTAGAATTTGGCCGCCGCGGAGTAATAGACGTGTATAAGGGATACGTATTAATATCAGTCCAATTTCTATTAGTAGTAATTTCTTTGAATTCATTGGATGGCCATAGCGCAGCGCTTAAACCACTTGTAATAGAAGGAAGATCTTGCGCGGATTGGATCTTTCTATCAGAAATTGATTGCACCAAATTGGGAACAAGCCAACTATCAATATATTCCTTTGTAACAAGTGATTTATTGCCAGCTGCATCAATTTCAGCATTACTTAAATCGCCTGCAATAACTTTATCACCTCTTAAATTAACTTGATCAAAATCTCCAGCATAATTAATTGTAAGGCCATTCGTATCAGCAACGAGTGCTCTACCTTGTTGACGGCCGGAATCACCTTTAGCTCCACTAGGCGATGTGTTCATACGTAAGTCAAAGCCACTAACATAAAGATGTCCATTGCCCGTCCATGTTGGATGGCCATCAGATAGTTTTAAATTCGTTGTTTCAAATCCAATTTCACCAAGTGTTCCACCAGTTGTTTCAAATTCGTCAAATTGACTATCGCCTAAAGTAATATCAAGTGTTGCAATCTTATCAGCCTTTACTTTCATAATATAAGTAAGAGCTACGTATGGCTGATAATTAGAATTTGCACCTAGATTAATATCATGTGAGTGAGCTAGATTTTGGCCTCCTAAATCAAATCTTAACCTCATAGGGCCATCACCCCCTAACGTACTATTTCCATCTAAATTACCATCAGTTCCTCTTAAATCTTCTGATCCGCTAAGAACACCATCCCTTGCGGCCAGTTGAGTGCGCCAAAGATACGCGGATCCAGTAACGCCTGAAGGCAAATTAGCTTGCGTTAATATTTTACCTTGCGTTGATCCAGATATATCCGATGAACCTGCAATATCGCGAATTGCAAAATTATTTACGCCTTCCTTACGACCAACTACTACTTTCTGTCGTAAATCGGGTAAAGTGCTAATTCCTAAAGCTGTTTGTAAAGCAGTTTTTTCAGTTGCATCTAATTGTGTTAAACTTGAAATTGCTTGACCTTTACATTCTTCAAATCCATTTGGGATACTTTGTCCACTTGCCCATGCAAATACTGTTCCAAGAGGTGCAGTTTCGTTTTGTACGAATGCTGTAACATTTTGTGAAACCGCTGATACTGTTTTCCATGATAATGTACCTAATCCATTATCAGTCAATACACGACTTGTGCCATCAACACCACCACCTGTTCGCGAGGTTGGCCATGTATATGTTAAGTTACGAATGCGTGAAAGATTACCTATTACTTCTAAATCAGCATTATTAGAAGCTGTTCCTACTGTCACTTTACGAGATTTTCCTGCTAGATGGCCATCAGGTTCTAACCTTAAAATTTCCACTAAACTTTGGGCATTTGTTGCAACTTTAAATACCATATCGCCTGTACCATAAGCTTCGGGGTTTGCGGCCAATGTAGGTGCTTCACTTTTTACACAAGCAATTTGACCACTCAATTGGCAATCTGTTAATTCGATATCTGTAACACCCTGTAAATCAGTAGCAGTAGAATCAGGTGTATAAAAATTAATTGCAGGTCCTGCACCAACTTCATCAGCATTAGCACTTCCAATTGCAAGATTTAAAAGACCAGTGGGTGTTTGTGTTGTAGTATTATAATTAACGCTTTTGCCAATAAATAGTTTAGAACGTAATGAACTAATATCATCATTATCCGTATCCATTACAATTCTACCACCTCTTAATGTAGACGCGTGACTATTGACTTCGTAAATCCGTACATCTTCATCAAGCTCATTTTTACGTATGTTATTCTTATAAGGCTGATCGAGTTGAAAGTGCCAAGAGTTTCCATACGCTTCATTTGCGTCATCAGCGTATATCATATCAACATTGGCATTATCTGATCCTCCATATGATGTAATAATACTTCCGCCTTTTACAACTAAGTTTTCTCTTAAGTTTAAACTAACATTAGTAGCAACAGTTGCATTACGTATAATGTCTTCTGACGAATATCCAATTTGCATTTTACCACGAGGATTTTCATCTTGCGTGTCATGTTCTGTAATTATAATTCCTGATGTAAGACGCTCAATTTCAATATTTTGAATAATAGTATCATCATTAGCAGTTGCCCATTCATCACCACTTGTATAATGATTAACATAAATTATATCAAAGAATTTAGAACCTGGATCGAATTTATTATCAATAGCTTCGTTAGTGGCGTTAAAACCATACATAAGCGCGCTATATTCTGTTATACCATTATTTACATCAGCGTTTGGTAAAACTAAACCCTCCGCCAACGCGTAATTAAAAGACGCGGCATCATCTGTTCGAAGAGCCTGAAAGCTTTCGTTTAAGCCAATGGCACCGAGATAAATTCTATTCTCTCCGCTTGTCCTTAAATTTTTAATTCTTACTTTAATTCTATATGTTGCATTAGGATCAATTGGAACACGTGTACGAATTCGTACCCATTGTTGGTATTTTTCTGCTTCATTACCATAAGAAGTATTTGCTAAAGTAAAACGAACTCCGCCATTAGCTAAATCATAAGAGACTTCATCGGCCGGATCCCATGTTGCGCCAACTGGACTCTCAGTACCAGTCGTAGCTTGTTCTGGCAAAGCTGTCATTCGAAAAACATCGCCAGTCCAATCATAATCACCTAAGTATAAATGAGAACCAGTTTCAACCGCGGCTTTAGCGCTTTCAGCAATACTATTTGTAATTCTACGCCAATCGTTAAATGTATCAGCTGTTGAAATTGTACGTATAGGTAAATGATCTTGATCTGTTGTTGACATAATATTATTTATCTATTTTTTGAATAAGTTTTTCGACTAATGACGTAAGATTTTTTACATCGCTTTTTAACTCAGCCATTTCTTTTTCTTTTTCTTTTTTTAATTCTTTTTTTCGTTTCAGAGCATTATAAGTTTTAATATCACGATTTATAATTGCTCCACTTGATAAATCTTTTTCAAAGCTTGTGTTATCTTTTAAAATTAATTTTGACATAATTAAACAGTGCTAAAAGTTGCAATTGCTCTAAAGTCTTTAATTGTTGGAATAATTCTATGATCCGTTGTAGTTGAAATGACTCTTACCGCAATCGCATTAAACTCAATTGATTTTCTAGAATCATTTGTACCAAGTAACTCCGGATCAAAATCAAATTCAATTTCACGGAATACGCCTTCAGGTGTAACAGGTATCGATGCAGTTGGTTGTATTTCATACCAAGGAACAGAATCATAATCTTCTTCACCTACACGTAGTTTTACTAAAACTCGAATATTGGTATTTATTGTAGGACGATTCGCTGCTAAGAAAATGTTAACTCTATCAGCGGGAGAATTGAGAACCACAGAACGAGTGATATAACTCATTTTCGTACTACTTAAACCAGCATCTGTTAAGTAGCTAAAGTCATCATCTTTTCTAGTATCATTAGTATCTACAACACTTGCAAAATCTGATAAATTACTATTAGCAATTTTGGCTTTAGCAGGATCGTTGATTAAATTGTAAATTGAAAGTAAAGACAACCTTTGTGTATCGAGTTGAGGTGTGATATTTGTATCACTTGTAGTAAGAGTTGCTCGTACAGTAATAACATTGTTGTTTGTACCTCCACCGACACTTAACGCGCCTACAAGTTGCGTAGATGAATCTAAATCAACATTTTGATTTGCAATTAGTGTTTTAGATGGTGTCGTATTTGATGTACCATAAACATAGGTAATATCTGTTTCAGGCAACTTAACCTCTTCGGCCAAAAGTCTAAAGTAAGAATTTGAATATGTATTTAATGTTGCTGATGCGGTAGCTGCAACTGTAGGACTTCCACCAGAGAATGTAATCGCTGGAATTTCTGTATATCCGCTACCAGGATTTACAAGAGTAAGAGAATTCACAACTCCTCCACTTATTGTTGCTGTTGCTGTTGCCTGTGTTCCTCCATTTGCTGGTGCACTAATTAATACACTTGGTGCACTGCCATAACCTGATCCACCAGTATCTAAATCAATTTGTGTTACGTTACCATTAAATTGAGTTTGAAAATCTACAGTTTTAGATGAACTATAAACAGCTTTCTTAATTTTGAATTTAAAATCTCTATTTTGATTAGGTGTCCATGTAGAAGCATTTTGTGATTTGAATGAAACACCAGCATAAGGATTCTTAGAAATCTTTTGTTGTGTTACATTATCCGTTCCACCCGTTTCTGCCATCCATAAACGATATTCCGGAGAATTGGATAAAACAACAATTGCATATTCAACACCAGGCTGTAAGAACACGGGTTGATCATAAGTAAATAGTGTAGCAGTATTAGCTTGTGTTGCATTTGTTCCTGCGCCATCTACACTTGCTTGAACATCACCAGGATTTAAAATAACTTCGGTACCAGGTATAACTTTTTGTGTAGGAATACCATTTTCAACTGTTACAAGGTGTGTTCTTACAGGAATAGTAGAATGTTTCTTTTGGAAATATAATTCTATTCCAGTTGAATAAACACCATTTTGATAATCACCAATAATGAATGATTGAGCAAGAGGATCGTAGTATCTTACCTTTGACGTATCGCGACTAGTAAGAATAGAACTATTTCGCACGTCTGACAATCTTTGTTCGTTAAATTGCGGGATACGAGTAGTAACAATTGCGTTTGACTTTGACTCAATTAAACCGCTTGCATTATAAGTTGCTTGTGCACTTGTAGTTTGTTCAGCATCTTGATTTTGTTGCGAATCAGTTAATTTAAATATTCGTTCACCGGTTCTAAATCTAAATTCTTTATTGTTTGGAATAATTAAACTTCCACGCAAAATACCATTATCGTCTGATATTAATTCATGCCTCGCTGAAAGCTCAGAACCTTGAAGATCTGTAAGTTCGCGATCTTTAAAGGTTGCAACTGCTTCACTCATCGCAGTAGAATGAGTTACATTAGCAAATGTTCCTCCTCCACTCATATCAGATAATGCAGTACAATAATCTGAAACGTTCTTACCATCAAAGAAAACGTAAAGTCGTGTATTAGGTTTCATTAACTTAGCTTCGAAGTTAATTCTACGCGAACGAATAAATGGAACAAAACTTACGTCAACAATTCTTTCACCAGCATTAATTGTATGGTCGAAGTATTCTAATGTTCTACGAATTCCAGATCTTATCTCAGTAGTATTTGTAAATGTTTCGGAAAGCTTACCTTTAATAGGTCTCCAATTTCCAGTAAATCCTAATGCTGCTTTTGCAGCTTTATTCGCAGCTTTATTTGCACCTTTATCATGTCTACCAATTTGTATATTACGTGTTTCTGTGGTTGTTCCTCTCCACGCAACTTCCCATTCGTCCCAAACAGTACCAAGCATATTTTGTTCTCGTGCCATTTGCGCAAACTGATCATACGCAGAGGTATCATTAATTACGATATCGGGCCGTTGGTTTGTTTCTTTCCATTCATCCGTTGTAGGTGTAAGAGTTACGTGCCCTTGCCAATCTGCTAAGTCAAAAGGATTAACGCTTTCAGAAATGCTTGCAAGAGGCTGATCTATTAAAGCAGTTTCAGTAAAGTCAAGTTGAATAATATCTGAATCTTCTTCGCCATCGGTTGTAGCTTTTAATAGCGTATCGTTCATTTCAAACTGAGGACGTAATACTCCACGTGATGCATCAATTGAACACGCATAATCGCTGTCAGAAGGATTACCAATGTTATGACCAAAGAAGCTATCAACTAAAATGCCATTTTTAAACCTTTGATCACCTGCTGCAGTAAAAATATCTTTATCTAATGTTTCTTTTTCAAGCAAAGAAAGTGAAGTATAATATTCAACGTTTTTAATTCTACGTGCAAGACTTCCAATATCTTTCATCGTATATCTACGATTGTCAAGATATTTTGGTGTAATGTCTGAGGCTTCTTCTGTGAAACCAGGAACGTTTAATTCGTATAACGCCATTCTATCTTCAGAAATTTCTGGAGGCTGAGGATCAGATGAAGGTGTTCCTTCAACTACAGAGAATTCGCCAATATTATTTACAACGACTTTATCAATTCTTCCATTGTAAGCATCCATTGAACTAATTTCGATCAAGCCATTTGGGTCGAGAGGAAATACTGTACCAATACCTTTCTTTTGTCTAAAGTCAATGACGTCTGAAAGCTTATCGTTTTTATACGTTGGAATATCTTTATACGTAGAAGTCGCTGCGTTATTATAACTATTCACTGTAGCAAAATCACCAGTACTTGTCCAATTCCAATATCTAAATGAAACTTTCCAATCAGTTGTTCCAGCACTATAATCTGCTGTTCCAATATATTGTACTCTTGCTTCATCATAATAATTATCTCTTTGACCATTGTCTAAAACATAATCACTTTCAGGAACAGTTACAAATCCTGAGCCAGTATCTACTTCTACTTTACTAACGTCAATTAAGTCGTAATATCCTGTTAAAGTAATATAACCTCCCGATGCAACACCGGTATTATTTACTGCCACAGCAGTTCCACCACTCTTTTCGTCAATCTCTTTTGTCGTTATACTAAAATTAGTATCTTCATATGGAGCAATTGCAGAACCTGCATCTCCAGTAGGACCAATATCACTTGCTAATTCAAGTGTTAACGTTTGACCGCCGGTGCCTGTTGGTGCGCTATTTAAATCAACGTCGGTTCCATCATCTTCTAATAAAACATAATCTGAAACTGCATCAGAATAAAACGAATCACCAGAATCAAGTCCTCCTAATTGAGGTGTTGTTCCATCTAAATTAGGAAACAGTTTTCTACCTTTAACACTTGCAACTGAAACACTTGCAACAGTAGTAACTGGTAATTGAATAATAGCATTTGACTCGGAAGCATTCTGTAATTCGAAAGTACTTCCTGATAGTGGTTCGAATTCGAATTCTGCTTGATGAATTTTATCAGCGTCAGCAAGTGATTTACCATCTGTTGTAATATTAATATCGTAAATGTAAAGTTGATATTTTCCTGTGTTAACTTTTTCGATTGTTCTTAATTTACAAGTACCTATAACAACACCACCGTCTTCAATATTTGCTGTAGTTGTTTCAGCCGCAGTAGGATTAAACAATTTAGCATTAGTAACACTTGATACAAAATCTCCAAATACATAACCACCGATCGTAGCTGAAACTTCTAGATTAGTAGTTGTTTCTGTATCACGCGCCTTGAGCACCGGTATTTCAACCTTTTCATTTAATTCGATTCGATAGCCAGAAACATATGCTGTCGATGGTTCTAATCCTACAATAAATCTTTTTTCACCAAATTCTGCTGCGGTATCTAAGCCAAGTGCAATATCGCCTGCTGTATTTAATGCAGTAATTTCTGCTGTCGTGTATTTACCGCGGTTGCCTACACCATCGTTTAAATATTCACGCAAATCGAGTTGAAATGGCTTAACGGTGTAATTACCACTTTCTTCAAATGTTCTTTCAGCAAACTTACGATCAAGTTGGGTGTATTCTGTACGAGCTGGCAATAAAGCTTTATCGGTACTTACATTTAAAAGATTTACAAATTGACCTGAAGTTGTATCAATTAAAACATCAGGATTATTTTGTGTTGTGGTGTTTCCACTTATGGTATTACCAATAATAGTAGTATCCGTTGTGAGGAACTTCAGTGCAAGAGATATTTGATATCGGTGTGCACCAGGTGCAACTTCATTTGGTTCACCTGAAGCGTTATCAAGCAAATCGGTATCTTCATTCGCAGTAATAGTATTTTCAGTTACCAACCAATTAATCGATCCATCAAATTCCTGTGTCTTATTCGTTTTGGATATAAAGATCGATGTTTTATCAACTACAATAAAATTACCATTAATAAAGAATACACCTTCTTCAACATTTATGGCTGAAGCATATCCTACTCGTTCGACAGTGCCCAATACATCACCAAAACCGATAACAGTTTCAGTTGTTGGTGTTTGAATTGCGTCTGCATTTAAATTGTGAATTGTTTCAGATGCACTAAATACTTGAGTCTCTGGTCCAGCAGCGCTACCATCGGCCTTTAAATATCTTAAATAAAATCTGTAAATAACACCAGTAGCTCCGACTTGATCGTATACTCTTTGATAACCTAAAATTTCTGCTGTTAAATCACTTGCTGTAGTATTATTATTATCACCTAATAAATTAAGCTCTGATATATAAGACTCTTGGGCTATTAAATCGGCATCAGTAATATCAATGTCGACATAATAAATGTTAGGATCATACGACGTTAAACCATCGATAACTGGTGTTCCGTCTTTATAAACACTACGACCAAATTGATCAATTTGGTTTTGTAAAGTAGTCTGAATTTGATTTAATTCTCTGACCTGAACTGAAACACCCGGTTGAAATAAAACTCTCACATAATTTTTATCGCGAGGGCTTTTACCGCCAGATGCACCTTCATTTAAATAATCGTCAAAGTAAGGTTGACCTTCGAATGATTTAATTGCCATATTCTATATCTCTATTAAAGTTGTATAACTAATTTGATGTCTTCAGTTTGCTGCTCACTTCGTGTGATCTGTATTCTATTTTCATAGAATATAATTTCACCAGCTTTTTGCGTGTATTCAGACGAACCAACAGAAGAATAAGCTTGACTTATATGCTCGGTTGATTCATTTTCTCTATCTAAAACTTTAGCTGTACCACTTGTTGGAAAAGCCTTTTTATTAATCTTATCGTTGTTATTCTGATGAAAATAAATTCGATAATTTACAGTATCAACCTTATCTACAAACGCTCGTGCACTAACTTCACTTGTAATGTCTACGCTAAGAATATCTCCAACTGCTACACTTCCTGCACTTACAGATGAGCTTAATTGTAAATATCTTAAAGTGTCAAGTGTTTCAGTATCGGTGTATGTTCCTCCAGTCGGTGAGTCATTATCATCTGTACGAACATCAGCTTCAGTTCCTCGTAATAATGATACTTGGCGATAAGGAATAACCGGAGCATCTCCTTCAAGGTTTCCTTCTAATGATGCTTCTAATCCTATGTAATAAGAAGGTAAATCCTTAGCAACATTATAACCAAATCCATTTTCTGGTCCAATTAAAACAACTCCTTCTGCACCACTTCCAGTACTATCCGTAATTACCAAAGATGCTTCGGTCCAATCTAAACCTAAGACTCCAGCAGCAATGTCAATGTTTGTAATTACGCCACCTGAAATTGTAACGTCTAAATCTGAACCACCATTTACTCCACCAATATCTGAATTATTACCAACTATTTTTACTGTTGGCGTACTGCTGTATCCAGTTCCTCCGCTTAATAATTTAACGCCATAAATAATTCCTGTAGTTTCGTTAGCATCAGCTGCAGCTTGAATATTACTTGATGAAACTTCAACAAACTGAGTAGTATTAAATCCTGTTGAAGACGGGATCACATCAGCAACATATGCCCATTGATAATTGACTCCAGAGGCTCCGCCAGCTAATTCGTAATCATTGCCTGAACCAGTTTGAGGTATATCATTACCAGTAGTTTCTTGACCATTTGTGTTACTGCCATCAGTTTTATTTCTTAAACATACATAAATTTTATCATCATATACAGCATAACACGGCTGAAGATTATCAGCACCAGAAACAGTTGGAATAAAACACGTTGGATCGCTTACGTCATATCTTTTATAAATCAATCCTTGTTGATATTCAATACGAGGAATAACCCGTGAATTACGAGAAACTTCAACCAAACCAATTAGGTTTTCTTTTACTTCTTCTTTTTCTCTTATAGAACCATCTGGTACGCTTGGTGCAAAACCAGCTACTGCTTCATCAGCTGCTGTGTCAGTCCAAGGATCAGATTTACCAATACCAATATAATAATTTGGACTCGATCCTGCTGTATCAGCTATTTCTTCAATGAGCCGATCTGCCAAATTTTTTCTAAAATCATCTGTAATAATTGCTGCCATGTTATTAATTCTCTTTAGTTAATAGTTTTATTTATACGATTTTATAGTATTCCTAGATCAGTTCTTTCTACATCTATACTACTATTATTATAAGTTGTTCCATCACCATCTGCTTCTCTACTACTTAAATCATAACCACTCGTTGTTGTTGCTGGTGCAGAGGACGATTCAGCACCAGCAAAAAATCCACGTACGTAAGGAAAAATATCATCCCTACCAAATCCTTCAATAAGACTATTTAAAGCCGTGAATTTTAGGGGCTGTTCAAAATTTAAACTTTCTTCAGTTGCACCTTGATCTAAACGATAACTACCGTATTGACTCATTGGTCTATGTTCAGCAGTAAACTTAAGTTGACCTAAGGCATATTGCGAATACATTCTTTCATCAATATTTTCTGAACTTTCTGCAATAAAGCTTAATACAATATGCGCAAAATAATTCTTTCCAACATTAATCCAATATTGTTCTTCTGCAGTAACTGCGCTATCAGTAGGTGTAAGGAATGCTTCAATTAAGAATGTAAGAGTTGCAAATTCCTTGTATAAGTAACCAGGCTGATATGTTGGAGTGCCATAACCAGTTGGATTCATTGCATCAATACTTGGATCGCGAATCCAACTAAAATCGTTTCGATAATCTACATTGTCGCCAATAAGACGATACAAAGAATTAATTTCTTTTTCAAGATCATCAATAGATTGTTGTATAAGTGCTTTTTGCTCTAGGTTTTGTTCTGCTTCAAGGCTGCGTTTTAAATTATAGTAATCAATTATATAATGATCGTCCCACGTATTATCTTTGAATATTTTAAGAATTAACGCAGCAAATAATTTCATGCCCGCAGGATGAACTAGATTATTAAATTCGTTTATCCACTGAGTTGATGTAATGCCTGATTGTATTTCATATGAAAAATCTTGCCAATAGTTACTATCTTGAAGTTTATTAACATTTGATGCAAAACTTCGTTTATCTAAATATTTTCCACCTGTAACTACGTCGTCTTTTTCTTCAAAAGTTAACTCAACTAACTTCGGAGTACCAAGCAAATCATCAAATTCAACATACTGTGTATTTGAAGAAATATCAGAATGAGTTACGCCTGTATAACCTATTTCATATACAAATCGATTGTCACCTTGTATAATTCCATTTTCAACAAGAGATTTTGTTCTATTATAAAGATTTGTAATTTCGCTTTGTGATAATTCTTTATCATAAGAATATAAAGAATTTATTTCACCAGAAAAAGGTAAATTTGCAAATTGAGTAACGTCAGTGAACGTAGTATTATAATTTGGATTTGAGGTTGTATCTAGATAACCTTCAACTACTACTCCTGTTCTATCAAGTGAAAATCCTGAAGTGATATTCCCTATTGAAAGTAAAGGACTATTTGAACTTCCGGATACATCAGGAAAAGAGAAAAAATCTCCATCACCACTCGTTGAACCTGTGAATATATTTTCCCACGTACCTCCATCTAAACTAATGTCAATAGAACCATTTCCAGTTGCGTTGTGTCTTACCGCAACCATGTGCCAATCATTATCAGTAATTTTATTTACACTTGAAAAATTACTATAATCTGAGTGAAACATCTTACTTTCAAAGTTAACGGAACCTTTGATAAAAGGAGTTCCAGCAGTACCATTCGCAGGATACATTGGCCGCCCGTCGACAGCTGTACCTAATTGATCTGATGGTATTGGTCTAAATCTTCCTATTGCTCCGTCCGATTGTCGTATAAGCAGATGAGACCAATTTTCTCCATTCCATTTTTTATAACTATAAATCGTACTATATGACATCCCACTAGCTTCAGCACCAGAGTTTTGCTGAATAAAATTGTCTTTTTTCACCCAAGAAACAAATGTGTATTCTTCTGTAGGTCTTATTAATTGATTTGAAAGGGCATTAGTTCTAATGGTATCTGTAACATTTTTAGTACTAATCCAATGTCCCGCCAACTCCGGATTAAACTCTAAAGAATTCGTAGTATGATTACAATATTGACATACGATATTTCCATCTACTTCACCAAAATTTGAAATATCATTTACAATTGATGTACCATCTTGATAAGAATCATCTATTCCAAAATCGTAATAAAGTTTAAGAGAATCATTTAAGGATTGCTCAGGCTGTAAACCACCTGAATAGTTTGTTTCAACTAATTCTTGTCGGATCAAATCAATTGATGAAAGTGTTCCGTATTTTTTTGCAGGATATGTACCTACCGTTGTAGCATTTTTATTCGCAGTTACATTTGTATTTGTATCGTCAACCGCGATTGATACGTCATCATTACATACTTCAACTTCGTGTAAATGTATTGCTGAGATAGCTCCATCAAACCATTTACTATTTAGCGCCGGATTTTCATAATTGTTTTCGTCAGTTCCTGTTCCTGCTTCACTACCATCACCTATTACGCCAAACCTTTTAGCACCAGAACCAAGTGCACTCAAACTACCATTGCCAATTCCTACAAATTTTGCAACACCGTCAATCCATAATATAATACGTTGATTTGCGACACTATACGTAACACCAACATAATGATAATTGCCATCGTTAACTTTTAAACTTGTATCAACCGCACTGGACTGATCGCCCGAACCTCGGCCGTTTGCTGCGATGTCAAATGCATTATTCTCCCCACTGAGCATAGTTGTTTGAATTCCTCCTGTATTTGAAGCCTTTCCGCTAAACGCAAGAAATCCATCACCATTCACATATAGATTAAAAACTTCTGATCGATCAAAATCAATTAACGCCCAATTTGTATCGTTAAAAGATCCATCAGCAGTACCGCTATCATAATCTGTACGCATCCAAACAAAACATGACATTTCAGCAATGGTTTTTCCATCGCCATAATTTAAATCGGCAATGACTGCATAATCACCAGTTGTTCCATTATTAAATTCATAAGCTTTTTCTGAAAAAAGATAATTCGACGCTAAGCCTCCTCTAAGTAGCGCGTTATGACCTTCGCCCGATAAATCATACCAAGTCGAAGCATTTGGAATATGACTATCACCATCTGCAGCGTGAATATAAAAACTTGTAGAATGACTTAATGCAGGACGATTGAAAAAATCAAGAGTTGTACCTATGTTTTGATTTGATAACTCGTATCCATTTGTAGTATAACCCGTAACTGTTGACAGCAAATTAATATTTTCCTTTCTTTGCCAATTACCTTCAGATAAGCGAAACAGCGTATCCTTTGGATAAAAAATATCAATTGACTCATCGAAAAATAATTTAAAAAACGTAATTGCTGAGTTTTCTGTTCCACGAGAAGAATAGTAATCAACTACTCTTTTATAAAAAGAAACTTTATTAAAGCTTAAAGATTCGGGAAAAGTTTTTGCAATTTCCTTTTGTATTTCGTCAATAAACTCTAAAGAGGCACGATCGATATCTTGTTCCTTTGTGATACTTTCAATTTCAAGTGAAGGCATACCTTCGCTATTTAAAAAGCGATAGTAGTCTTCAAGTAAACGAATAAGCGTATCAGCATTTTCTCTTTGCTGTTCAGGAATTAAGTCCGCAACTCGTGAAGATTCAACATTACTTACCTGAGGCCTTTGTGTGGTTACGTACGATTCAATATAATTTGACATATTTAATAACTCCGATTAAACGGTGAGTATTGTATTTTACCCGAATTTCCGGAAACTGCAACTGTATCAACTTCTCCGGTAAAGATCGATTCAGCAGTATCAACTTCAAGAATCAAATTTCTTTTTCCAACAATATCATTCGAGCGTGGATACGTTTTAATTTTAATTATTTGTGTGCCATCAACTAAAAGAGGATTGATTGAAACTGCTCCGGTTTCAGGATAAACAGTTCCAATACTTGAAGTAACGCGGCGCTTTTCTCCATTTACGAGACGATAAGTATAAAGGTTTCGTGTTGTTTCGTCTTTTGCTTCGTCCTCAATATAAAAGAGTTCATTTTGATATGTATAAGGATCCGCGCTTATCATTGGATCTACCTGTGTAATTTTTGTTCCAAGAGGAACCGTGAAGTTGACAGGAATTACTTGATTATTACCAAGCCTTAAAACAATGTTCTTATAAAGATTTACATTTGCATTCGAACTTATAATTGAAACATCGGCGTCATCAATCACTTTGAGGAAATTTGAATAACGGAAAATGCCCTCAAACTTTTCAAGAATATTTAAACTGTAATTATTAACAGCATGAATTACTTTACTTTGAAGTTCTCCTTGAGAAAGAGATGTTGTGTTTGAATTATATTTAAATATACAACCAACATAAATATAAAGCAATTCAGGATCTACAATCTCAGGTTGAATCGCAAGAATCTTTTTCGATTGAAGTAAAGAAAGCAAACGGGATTTTTCTGCTTGTGTTAATGTATCTGCATCATTTGGTTTAGCCGCGATCATAACTCTTCCATACTTTGGTGGTACATTATCTTCACCACCCCAAACCGAAAGCGATTGTAAATTCGAAAACTCTTTACTAATCAACGCGCTATAGTCTGTTGCAGAAACTGCGCGGTTCTGTGTAATAAAAGAAAGAGGTGCAGTAAACTTAATACTTTCAATTCCTTCACGATCGGAACCACTTCCACTTGCCGATGTTGTTTGAATTGAAGCAAGTGTTATTGTGCTTGAAGGATTTGAACTCGTAAAAGTAAATGATTGAATACCATTTGCAAGAACACCGTTCGTCTGTAAATACTCAACCTTAATAATATTTCCTGATTCTAATTTCTTTCCAAGGACTCCATCACCAAACTCAACCTGGAAAAACTCCTGGTGATTCTCATACAAGAAATAAACAGGAGCATCGCCACTAATATTACTAAAGCTTTCAAATCGAGTAAAGGCTTCTTTTATTTGTGTATTACGAGAAGGATACACGTTTACCGACATATGTTGTGTATCAATCATTGGATCAGCAAGAACAAACTTCTGATTCTCAACATTTGTGTTTACATCGAATGTTCTTGTTCTTAATCGTCCTTCATAAATATCTACATTTGGAAAAACAAATTCAAGAGCGCCGGTTGTTCCATTCACGGAAGCCGAAGAATTGTATGAGCTGAGTGTAACAAAAGTATATGTAACACCATCGACGATCCCGCTAAAGGTGGAACCTTTTGGCAGGGACGCGACCGATGTAATGTCTGCATTGGCATCTGCATTAAACGTAAGTGATACGCTTGCAATTGCCGCGGTCATACTTGATGGAGTATATCCAAGAAGCTTCGCACGTGATACTACATTTGCTCGAACCTGTGCTGATTCGAGGAATGATTCGTTTAACGCGACATGAGCATTCACCGCGTTGTAGTGTGTATTATATGCTAATACATCGATGAGTGTATTTAAACCTGAACCGTCGAAGTCCCAGTCCTTAAATTCAGAATCTTGACGCTGAAAGTATTCTTTAATATTTTTCTTTATCTCGGTAAAATCGAGTTCTGTAACATTGAGTGTATGTCTGCTCATCGTAGTCTTTCTAAATAAAATTCGGTGTTATCGTTTGTATCAGATATCACAATAGTATATCCAATATTTATCTTATACGCGTTGCGGTCTGAGTTATCAAATACCTGCACCGTCACATTTGCAATCCGAGGTTCGTGATCTGTTAATACACGAATGATCTCTTCCTTTAAAGCAATTGCAGTACCGACATCCGCCGGCTCAAATAATAATGCGGTCACGTTCGAACCTAAATACGGTTGAAAGGGCCTATCAGTAAAATTACTCAAGACAAGATTCTTTACAGACTGCTGCACCGCTCTTGTATCCTTCAAAGGTCGCACATCATACAGATTCGGATGTATCTTCAAATCAAGAGGAATGTCAGAATATACGGCAGGCGAAGAAGTCCGCGAACTTTGAAAAGCATCAGATTGTCCAGAATTTACAGTCAAAGCCGCTTGGTAATTTGGTACAGGATTATCATAAGCAACTGGTAGACTCTTTATTACTGTTGGAACAGGCGGCGTACTAAATCCAAAAACCACTTCCCAGGTAGTTGCTAAGTCTGGAGTAGCCACATCATCGTTTGAGTAATACCAACTTATAAACCTTGCTCCAATCTGCCAATTATTTAGATAGGGATTCCATTGTATGAATGCACCCTCATTAGTATAATTCGGTTTACCACTAAAGGTACCCACTTGACGATAAACACCATTTGCTCCACTCGCTCCAGCACCATATACTAATATATCACCTGTTTCGACAACGGTTGAAACAGCATCTACATGTTCAGTACCAGACATTAAACTACCATCTGGCATATAGTGCATACCCGCAGGAGCAGGAGGCAAACCAGCAAGATTCAAAGATCTTTCTGCGAAAACCACTGTATCATCGTAACTCATATATAATCTATTTATAATATATCGCTCATAGTTTCAGGCCTAAAATTCTCGCGCGAGATTTCGAAGACAATTTCAAATATAACTTTTTATCTCGCATACAGGTGCTCCAAGGCATTAGTTAGAAACAGAATAAGTGTAGTGAAACGTTATACGGCTACTAGGGCCACGGCGGTTTGACTTGTCTATATAACGCTCCAAGGATTCTGCACAGCAGTATCTTAAGGATTCTGCGCTTAAGGCTTTATTAACCTGCAAATACATTACTGCTCCCTGCTGCAACTGAGGTACATCCTGATACTGCGTCTCCAACACGCCCTATACCTAGACCATTTACCTTTACTGTTCCGCTACCACTTGTAATAGCTGCGCTGTGTGCTGGACAAGGACTACCTGGTAATAAGTGCACAGTATTTTTATGTGATTGACAAGATACAGGTCGGCCATTAACAAATACATTGCCTGAACCTTGCGCCCTTACCATACCAGAACAGTGAGCAAAATCAGCATCTCCTATACGTGTTACAGCAGGCATTACGGATATATCTCCTTGAGTTTATTCATAAAGGTTGTAATATCAGTATCAACAACATGATTAAAGGTAATTGTTTCACTTGATTCAGCAAATGTAATAGCATCTTCAATAGTAACTACTGCAGTATATTGTTTCGTTACACTCCGTGCTGGATCTTGATTCGCCTCAAATATAATATGATTCTCCGGCACCTCAGCAAAGGTAGTACTGATAGTTGGTGTTACAGTCAAATCAGACTCTCCGACTGGTATAGACTTTAACTCGTCAGCAAACGCGTCCTCATAACTACCCGTTATTACTATAGTAGTATCAGTAGTCGATAGAGTAATGCCCGAATCGATATTACCAACCGGCGTGCATGTAATCGATATCACCGTATCAGCACCAGGATCAGGAACTATAGTCCTTATAAACTCAGTATTCCTTACAACATTCGCAGGATCTGTTATCGTAACTGGCATGATTCTCTTTTGATTAGCTCTTGTAGTTTATCATGAAAGGCATGTATCAGTTCGTGCTCTTCTTCAGTATGTGGAGGCTCAGGAATATCAGGCATAAAAGATATTACCGCACCTATTTGATCTGGTATAGACTCAAAATCAGTATAAGGTATTACCTCACCGTGCATACGTATAATAAACTTTCCTTTCATATTAATTTAAATCGATCTTCGCACCATCGATATCGATATTACCCGTTACCTTTGTAGTCTGCGAGCCCTTAATCGTTTCAGTATAGTTACCATCTACAGTTATATTGTAGTCGCCCTTTACATGTGTATTAGCATTACCATCGATGTGTACATTACAGGCGCCCTGAATACGTACATTCTCACCAGATACAACGAGTCTGTAGTTATCGCCGTTAATAATCGTCAGAGAATCTCCGTTCGCCCTTATTTCATTAAACGTTCCAGTACAGTGATAATCTAATAACCTTTCTGCATTATCGCTATCGTCTACCTCAAATACATGCCCTTTCGGTGTTGTTATTACCTTATTATTCGGATATACTGGTTTATCGCTTATACTAGGAAAGGTTATCGGTACATGTGTTGATTTTTTTGTATTACCTATACCAATCAGTGATTCTCTTTGTATATAAGAAGGTGCTGTTTTATACTCTTTTGTAGCCTGTAGAGGTTGATCGTTAGTATTTTCGTTTATAATTGGATATATACCAGACGGATCGCTAAATCCTTTTGTAGTATCAGCAGCAACTGTAGATTGTGATGGAATTGTACCCATTATAACAGGATCTTGTGCTGTATGTCCATCGCGAAAGAAGCCAACTACCCATGTTCCGTTTAATATACCAGTCGCGGAATGGCCTATTTTCGAGTGCGATGGTGATTGTATAGGATTCATGACGCATGCCCACGGTAAAGACACCGTCGGTATCTCATCTTGACGGTCGCTATGGTATCCGTAACAGCGAACACGTACACGGCCGAGTTCCTTCGGATCCTGTATATCCTCTACGACGCCGGTAAACCATATAAAGGTTGTATATAGATTATTCATAGTTGAGTGTATCCTTCTTGACTCGTGCTGTAATAAAGTACTTGCCATTTTGAAAGGTGTGTTTCGTGCTTGTAATTAAATAATCGCCTGATAGATACTCGTCGACTGTATCGTTTTGTGAATAGCCAAGTGTCTTTTTTGCGTCAGGTGATATTGCTTTCGGTAAAGTGAGTGTAATCAGTGTTCCTGCTGTCAGGTCGAGGTCGCCGTATAATGATATATCGTGTGTGAGTGTATCGAGAAGTTCGTTATGTGCCTGTATAAGTGAACCGTGTTTCGACCTTTCGGTATTCATATTCTGTTTTGTGTCCTCGTTAAAGGATAAACTATTCTGTGAAATATAGTCAATACGCGCTTTTGTATAGTCTGTAAGAGGCTTTTCGTCGACTGTAAAGCTATCTGATAGATTATTTGTTTGACTCGCCTTAAAGTGTTCAGTGTACTTATAAGGTGTTTGTGTATATGTTTTGGTCGCGATATCAACCGTATTTGTTTCAGAAGCATAAGCACCTTCCGCCATCTGAAAGACTGTGCCAAGCTTCAAATCAGAAGTAATCGAAAGTATTTTGCGTCGTCTTTCGTTATAATCTTCTTTACCCATTGGATTTGCGGTGTATTCCTTTGACTTAATATAGTTATCAAATGGTGTTTGACTCAACATTTCAGATAATGGAAGTACGTTTATTTTTCCATTCAGTGTTTCAAACATATAATAAGGTGACTGTAAATCGTTTGACGATACATCAAGTAATCTTTTTGCGACCTGTAAGGGTTGCTGATACGGATATATTCCCTTACACGCTGTATTTGATTGTACAATATTCAGGCTTTCTTGTTCTATTTTGCAGTCGCCTGTTAAAATCTTTTGAATAATATCGGTTGTATTGCCATCATACGCTCGCGATATCTTTGAAATACGTGATATATAAGCATGTTCTGATATTGCAGAAAAGGTAAACACTTGCAGCTGATCGTTATTTTGTTTAGAATAAAGAGGATATTCAGTCACGATAAACGATAGTTTTAATTCCTTTACATTGTCCTCGTCGGTCTTTGTAATATCGATCGTGATTCTTTCCTGACCAATTAACGAGTGAAATTCAATCAGATTTGTAGCATCTTTTACGCTAAAAGAGGCAATAAGCGTTGGTGAATATATACTCTCTTTTATGCTAAACTCAGTGATTAAGTGTTGAATATCAAAGGTTTCACCCTTATGATTCGTCAATTTAATACTGTTAACAAGATATGCCGAGGGTACAATTGATTTACCCTGTTCTGTAAGTCCACTATTCATTAATCAATTCTTTAAATCTACGAGCAAATTCGTCAATTCTTTCTGGTCGAATGATTTTAATTTCCTGTCTCGAATCATTGAGAGTATTTTCATACTCAGTATTTGTTATATACGTAGGACTCGAGCTAAAAACGTTATTTGGATTAAAGGCTTCATAGGCCGATACTCTTTCACCGTCTTTATTTAAATAATGGTGAGGTGCGTTTTTTTCAAGAAGAATGCTTGTATAAATGTAATAAGGCTCTTCATTTGCCATATGATCAGCAAATTGCTGATAAAAGGCATCGCTACCAACAGTTAAGTTAGTACCATCAGGGAATGCTCGCCCGTAATAATAACTAAAGGTTCCAGCGTCAATGTTCGACATATAATTATAAAAATCAATATTCCACTGTTTCTTTATTAATTCGACCTCTTGATATTCTTTGCTAAAAATATTATAAGGATTTATAAACTGATAAAAGGATAAGTCACCTGGGCTAGAACCAATTATCGAATTAAAGTCTGTATCGTTTGTTCTTTTAAATTTAATAGCATACGTTTCGGGATCATACTCGTCAAAATACATCCTTTCTACAGGATTATCTCTATTGTACATTGTAACGTATTGATTAAAGGGAAATTCGTTTTGAATGATACCAGCATTTGGAACTGTTAGAATAAGCCTATCATACTTATCGCTAATGAATTTTTCAAGCGTTAATTGACTTTTAGGCCAAGCGCGGTAGCCATCCTTTAAATGGTCGTTTACGATAAAGAACGTCCAATAGTATTCAGGCGTATTGTATAACAATTGCGAAATAATATCAGGCCGTGCACCATCGATTATATCGTATTTGGTGTATGCAACTGAATCTTTTGCTAAAATGTCGTTTACGTCAACTGCACGAGATATATCAATAATAGTTTGAAGCTGTCCAATTGATGCTATATCATATTCTTTTGTAGGAAACTGTTTAAAAAGGCTCATTAGTATTTAGTCTTTTGCTGGTATTTTTTCTGAATTTGAATCTGTTCCGGATTGTAACATTGTAGGCTGTCCATCAGAGCCAATTTGTCTTTCATTCATTTGACCTGATTCCATTTTAATTAAATCATCACGAGTAAGTACTCTTGTTTCTTGGTACGTAATAGCCATATCAACTTCGAGTGGCGCGCCGTCTGTAAAGAACATGCTTTGGCCAGCATTAAAATTAGTATTTACTGTTGTTAAATAAGAGCTGTATATTGCTGGAATAAATTTATTCTCTTTACCTGTTTCAAAATCGATAAATTTAATTGTCCAAACTGGTGGATAGTCTAAGGTGAATTTATTTTCGCCAGTCTGAGGTTTAGCGTATGTATAATGACGGAAACGCTGATGTATTTGACGTATTGCTTCAGCTTCAGCTTCGCTATTTGCAATCATTTTAAAGCTAAAGCTAAACTGTCTAACTGTATTGCCTGTAAAATTACTATTGGTATTTGGATTAATTAACGCTCTTTGTGATAGTTTTGCTTGTTCAGCAAACGGTGTCATCGACATGCCAATTGTTGCGGCTTGGCCACCTTTAAGAGTAGACGCTTGATTAACAACAGAACCTATACCTGCACCTGCAGAACCAAGAAATCCTGCACCACCTGCTGACGCTTCTGTAGCTGCTTCAACTGCGCCTGCGCCAACAGTTCCAAGTATTCCTAAATCTATAGTACCATACGCTCCGCCATCATTAAAACCAATACCTGCTGGGCATGGTAAATAAACTGTTTGTGGTACTACCTTTTCTCCTTCTTTTGTATAGGCAGTAAGCATAACAACTTGCTGTTTAGGCGTACTCGTTAGATCTAAAGGATATTGTAATAGTCCTTTATTATTTATCGATAATCCTTTAAAATTACCAAATAGTTCCTGTGTTAGCTTTGATAGAAATGACATATAAATACCTTTTGTAGTTATTTATAATAAAATCATGACTTATTCAGGACGATATAAACCAAAGAACGTAGGAAAATACGAAGGAAATACTTCAAACATTAAATATCGATCACTTTGGGAAAGACAGGTTATGCGGTGGCTTGACAATAATCCAAGTGTTATTGGATGGAATTCAGAAGAGATTGTTATACGATATCGTTGTAAAACTGATGGACAGACCCATAGGTATTTTACAGACTTTTTTATAAGAATGAAAGATGGCAAGAAGTATTTGATTGAAGTTAAACCCAAAAATCAAACAGCTCCGCCAAAAGAACCAAAGCGAAAGACGAAAAAGTATTTAAAAGAAGTTATGACATACGCTAAAAACATATCTAAATGGGAATCTGCTAAAGTGTATGCTCAAAAAAATGGTATGATATTTCAAATTTGGACTGAAGACACAATTAAAGGTTTAGGAATAAAGTTGCTCACATAGTATAAATAGATATAATGGCTATATCGTACATAGATAGATTGCAATCACAAGCATTTAAAGCTGGTGTTGAAAAGAATACTGAAAAGTCTCTTAATTGGTTTAAAAATCAGTTAAGAGGTATGAAGTCTATAAACAGACAAGCGCTTTTAAAGGATGAAAATTTGAAACAAAGAAGTCGTCCATTGCCTGGTCGCATGTTTCATTTTTTCTATGATCCCAAACACAAGAAAACACTTCCTTATTATGATAGATTCCCTTTAATTTTTATGGTAGAAAAGGCAAAAGGTGGTTTTTATGGATTAAACTTACACTACTTACCATATAAGCAACGTGCCCTTTTCTTTGATCGCCTTACTGATTATAGTACAAATAAACGCTATGATTTAAGTACTCGCTTAAGACTATCCTATAATCTTTTAAAGAGTGCTTCAAAATTAAGTATGTATGGTCCATGTTTTAAACACTACTTGAGTGAACACGTACGATCTAAAATGGTTGAAGTTCCAGCAAGTGAGTGGGAAACTGTTTTGTTTTTACCAACCGAAAACTTTAAGAAAAAGAGTACATCGTCCGTTTGGACCGACTCAAAAAGAATGATATAAATGAGCTTTATAGATACAGTTAAAAACGCCCTTAACCCAAGCACCATTGATTCCTTTAAGGCCAATATTGGAAAGCATGGAGGTTTAGCACCACAAAATAGATTCGTTGTTATTATGACTCCGCCCCAAGCAAGTCTTTTAAACATCGATTTACAAGGTGTAGGTGCATCACTATTGAGTGGAACATTCGATCCTATGTCACTTATTAACGATCCAAGAGATGTAGCGTTATTGTGTGAATCATGCTCTTTACCAGGTAGACAAATACAGACAATTGACCACACAGATTTTAGGCAAACAACCAAAAGACCTAATGGCTATTTTAACGAAGATATTACATTTACTTTTCATTTAACAAATGATTATTATATGAAAAAATTATTTGATAAGTGGTCTGGTCTAATAATAGATCAAGAGTCTTATAAATTAAACTATAAAGCCAATTATGTTTCAGACATAATTATACAACAACTTGATCAAAACAATACACCAATTTATGGTATAAGGCTTAAAAACGCCTTTCCTGTTACATTGGCTACAATTGATTTGACTAACGCTGGAACTGAAACACAAAAATTAAGTGTTACTATGGCGTATGACGATTTTGAACCTGAAGGAGCTATTTCCTCCGTACTTTCAGGTGTTAAAGAAATAGTAGGAGGAATACGAAGATTAATATAAAAAAGTGATATAAATTATGACATTACCAAAACTAGAATCGCCGAAGTATGAAGTAGTCATACCTTCGACAAAACAATCGTATGAAATTAGACCTTTTCTTGTAAAAGAAGAAAAGATTCTTATGATCGCGCAAGAATCAAGCAATACCGCGCAGATCGTAAAGGCAATGAAAGAGATTATTTCTGCCTGTTCGTTTAATAAAATAAAAGTAAATGAACTTACGAGCTATGATGTAGAATATTTGTTTTTGCAATTACGCGCTATTAGCGTTGGAGAAACTGCAGACGTTAAATTCAAATGTTCTGAGTGCGCGCACGAGAATGAAGTAACCATCAACCTTAAAGAAGTTGAAGTCAAATATCCTGAAAAGGAAGTAAGCAATAAGATCCAATTAAATGATTCGATCGGCATTGTTCTTAAGCCTTTATCTTTATCTGATATGAGTAAAATTGAAGAAGATGCTGATATTGTTGAGACTATTACACTCGTTATTGATTCAATTTATGATGAAGATAACGTATATGACTCTAAAGAATCGTCTAAAAAGGAATTATACGAGTTTGTTGAATCATTAAACCATACACAGATCGAAAAGATTCAAGAATATTTAACCAATCAGCCAAAGCTTTCATACGAAGTTAAATTTGTATGTTCTGAGTGCGGCCACGAAAACACTATAACATTAGAAGGAATTCAGTCTTTTTTTACCTAGGCCTGTCGCATGATTCACTAATAAATCACTATCAAACTAACTTTTCTATGGCCCAACACCATAAATATAGTTTAACAGAACTTGATAATATGATTCCATGGGAGAGGCAAATTTACGTTTCACTTTTAATGGAACACATCAAAGAAGAAAACGAAAAGATTAAAAACTCTAATTTAAAATAAATGGCAAATGAAGATAACAGTTTAGATGATGTAGTCAATAAGTTAAAAGATATTGAAGGCCTCATCAAAAAAGGAAGTAAAGACTCAAAGAGCGATAAGAAAACTACATCTATTGCATTAAGCAAATTAGGTAATTCTATTAAAGGCTCTTTAGGTACTTTAAAATCTTCAATCACTGCTCCATTTGCTGCACTAAAAAATACAATCACTGCTCCTTTTGAAGGAATTAAATCGGCGTTAATAGCACCATTTGATTTTCTTAAAAAAGGATTTAGCGGCATTGGTAACTTTTTTAAAAATCGTAAAGAACAAAAATCTCTTCAAGGACTTGGAAAGGCTATTGATAGTTTAAGGGGTGAACTTACCACAAAATTCGATAAACTGGTTGAAATTGGTAACGATACCTTAAACGCTATTGCATCGATTAATGCATCTGCACCAATGGAAAAGGGTAATGATTTAGCAGATGCTGAAAAGCGTAAAGAGCAAAAGGCTTTATTAGTACGAATAGCAGAGTCTATTGAAAATATGTCTGGCGCGCCTTCAGCTGGAGGTGATGTAAAAGCAAGTGGTGGTGTTGGTGCACTTGGTAAAATTGGAAAAAGTTTAGGTGCAGGAATTGGTGGTCTAGTTAAAGGCATTGGTGCTGGATTTGCTGCAGTTGGTAAAAACTTTGGCAGAGTAATTAAAGGTGCTATAGCAATTGCTGCAATCGGTGCATCGTTAATTCCTGCAGCAAAGGCGTTTCAAGAATTTAGTGAAGTAACGTGGGATGCTGTTAAAGTAGGACTAACAGTATTAGCCGGTTTAACCGTTGCAGCTGCCGCATTAAGTTTTGCTTCACCTGCAATATTAATTGGCGCGGCTGCAATTGGTGTATTGGCACTTGCAATGTTACCTGCTGCAAAAGCGTTTCAAATGTTTGGTGCTGCTTTAAATGAGCATGTAATGCCAGCGCTTAAACAATTTCAGCCAATCATTAATGATTTCATTGATAGATTAATTACTAACTTTGGTTCTCTTTCTGAAATTGTTCAAGGGTTTATTGGTGGAACAATTGATGTACTAGTAACAGCGTTTGAAAGAGCGACTTCTAGTATAGGAGGTCTTATACAGACAATTAGTACTGAAATTCAAGAACTTGGTGCACTTGATGGCGCTTCATTATTATCAGTTGCCGCGGGTATTACTGCAGTTGGTGCATCACTTGCAGCGTTTGGCGCTGGTGGAACAATTGGTAAAATATTAGGATCGATTGGCGAAGGATTTAGCAAACTTTTTGGTGCTGAAAGCCCTATTGAACAATTGAAAGAAATTGCCAATCTTGGGCCTTCGTTAGAACGAGGTATTGCACCATTAGAAAAAATTCCTGTAATTTTAAAACAAATTAGTGAATCTTTAAAAACCGGATTTAAAGCAGAAATTTCAGATGCTGGTGATGCAATACACGATTTGCTTAAAGACATTGATAAGGGTTTGGACAAAATCGACTTCAAAAAACTTGATAAAGTTACAGGTCTTATTATTCATAGAGTAGTAACTGAAACTGCTGACGTAAGCAGAGAACAATCTGAAGCAAATCGCGCTTCGATGACAAACGCGATCGTGGATTCAAGAACAACAAATGCTCCAAAGGTCGAAAGCGTAACTTATAACGATAGCGGTTTAATTGATAGAACTGCTAACTCTTTTGCGTACTAAAAAAGAGGTGGCCAATTAAGACCACCTCTCGAACCGTTAGGAATTGGCTCACCCCTATAATCTTAGGACTTGCTTACCAGTGAATTAACTTTGGGCGAGTTTTGCGAAGTACGATAACGTATCTTCATCAGATTCACCTGTATCACTTTCACTTGAGCTTGTCGGGGCTACCGCTTCCGTTGAAGACTCAACCGAATTGGGCGTCACCGGTTCCTTAGTTGTATTCAACTCAATATGTTGTTCGGTAGTAAATGTACTTGCTACATCTACTTCGCCAATTACTTCAAAGAGTTTCTTCTTCAAA